ACACAGAACTGAAAAAGTCCTCTGCTACGTTAGTTGGAACGAATGCAAATTCGTCCAAGAAAATCATGTTGAATGAACCACCACGAACTGCACTTGAAGATGTAGAAGATGCAACTACTCGACTACCATTCTCTAAGTCTACAGAACCTTTGTTCCAAGATACCACCCCCTGTTGTAACCACTTAGGAAGATTCTCATATGCGAGTTGCAGTCTGCCAAGAATATCTCTTGCAGTCGCAGCTTTGTTCGCTAGAATGGCAACATTCATGTTAGGATTAAACAGAACGTAGTGTAGAATATAAGATACCATAGTCGTGGATTTACCAGACTGTCGTGGCATCTTACATATTGTAAATCTGTCGTTGTGGATTGTCTCTACGATATTCTCTTGGAAATCATAGAGTCTAAAAGGTACTAAACCCTCATCTAAAGATACAATCTTGATATAGTTTTTAATGAAGTATATGGGGTCTTCCATACACTTCTGATATTCAAGTATGTTTTCTTTCGTCCAATTTACAGGGACGTTAGATTTCTTTAGAAGGGGGTTGCCCAGATAATGATTTTCAGACATAATATAACCTTAACTCAAATCCCCATATGGGGAAATTTATATATTTTTCAGTCCAGCGTTCGCAAATGCTTTGGGTTGATCTGCAAATGCAACATAATATGCATAGACATTTGATAAATTTTCTGCACCACCGTAAAATTTAAACCCTGTTGTATGAAATTCTAGATTACCATTAGTATCAGATACCGCAGCATCATTAGGAAAAATTCTATTGTTGATTGGATTGTGCCCATTCTCTCTTGCAGAGTCATGGATTACCCACCACTGGCCATTAGTTACACTCTTTATCATAATGAATGCAGGTCTAAACCCACATTCAACAAATGTGCTTCTTTCTCCAAGATTCCCTGTTCCATAAAGCTGTCCAATAGAACTAAATCCTGGCACTTCTGCAAAACACATTGCAACATGTTCTTCGTTAGCTGTATTTCTTGCACCAGTACCAGATATCATATTTACAACATCTGTTGTATGCGTTCCATATGTAGTATCATTAGTATTAACTGCGGTGTTATTGTCCAAGGCACAGGATAATACTCCAGTACCAATTTGCCAATGAGCTATCCAACTATCTGATGCATTTATTCTTTTATGTAAAACAAACCTAGGCTTCTTTCCAAGTCCATGAGCAAACGTACCAGAGCCCGTACCGTTACCAACATATATTGAAGTACTAACTCCGCTTTGTGTATTTGCAGTTAATTTCTTAGTAAGAAGTGTACCAGCAACTGCACTAGAAGATGCAACCCCATCAATCATTACTGAACCAGAAGTTGGAGCAGCGCCGATATTTGCACTATTTGTTGCAGTTGGAGCTCCACCACACTTCCAACTCCAACTAACATAATTTCTATTAGTTTCATTTAAATTTTCAATACTAGAAGAACCCGATTGTAAAGTAAACCCATCTGAATCAAATGATGTTAAATACCCATATTGAAAGTTTGTATCAAAAGCAGCAGTTGATTGTGTATGTCCTACTTTGTTTCCACCAATAGGAGATGTCATAAACATATGTTGATACGATACATTCGTTGCTTTAGCCCAAACAATATCAGGCGTAAATCCAAGTCCAGTAATTGCTCTTGAAGAAGCATTGTTCCCTACCCATGTTAATGGTTTGAAATGCTTTTGAGCACCGTCATCAATAACAGGATCAAGCGCTAATGCTGGGAGTTGTGATGCTTGGAATGTTTTAAATCCACTTGGGATACCACCAGTTCTTTGAAAAGCAGTTGCACCGAAGTTTAATCTGCTTTGCTGAGTTTGCCCACCAGATTCACACCCCATAGCTAAAGTATAAGCTGTTTCTTTCAATGCTCTTGAAGATATATCTCCATTCAACTGTAATGTTCCAGATTCATCCCAGATTTTAAAGAAATTATTATCAAAATCTATACCGATTCCAACCCAATCACCAAGAGCAAATACATTACCACCAGCATAAACTACGCCAGACCCACCTTGAATAACCCAAGAACTATTATTATTTCCAGTAGCTATCCTTGCTCTCCAACCACCTGTAAATTGCATATCACCTTGACTATCTGGATCGGGAATAGACCCGTTAGGAGTAAATCCAATAGCTATTCCACCGCCTGCACTTGTCTGCGCTATTAGTTGAATCTCACAATAAAATTTTCCACCTTGATCTTTAGATGCAGTTGCAGTTGTGCCAACCAAAAATCTGGCGCCAGTTTTTAGAGGAAACAATCCCCCCTCTTTAACTGTAATACCAGAGGTTCTTGTATTGTTTACATTTACTGTAGGGAAATTATTAGTTGGAGTATCAACTGATTGATATTGTGTTCCTTGTTCAGCATAGTCATTAGTCTGCCCCGATACATCATCACCCAAAGAACTTGAAGTTTGATAGTTCATATGGAAACCATTTGTACCATACGTCAAACCAGTAACTTGCTTTGGCACCCAAGTGTCGTTATAATCTTCACCAAAGACTGTTGGTGCAACAACAGTGCCATCTATGAAATGTGTTTCTGCAAGATAGCCGCCTAATCTATTGCCAGCATAAGTAACACTTTCACCAATTCTGTGTTGATTGGTACTGTTAATGAAAGATTCATAATTTGTATCACTATATTGGGTTTGAGATGCCCAACGAGTAACCTGTACACCATTCCAATAAATTTTTGTTCTTTCCGATTGTGTAGCATTTGCAATATCTACTTGTACAACAAGATGTCCCCACCCTGTAACATCACGCACTGTCATTTCAGAATCATGTAAAGCTTTCAAAGATGTATCTCTATCTTCAACTCGTATCTGTCCAGTTTGTGTAAGTGCGATTTCTGTCTGTCTGCCACCAGAAACACCAGAACTAAAGATTCTAGGAAAGTATCCAGAAACAGGCACTTCTGAAAGTTTTATCCAAGTTGCAAATGTCCATTTTCTTCTATTGCCCGCACTTGATGGAGTTTTATGAAGATACGAATCCACTTGCTTTTCATTAATCATTGAGTTTGTAATACTGTAAGATTGCATAGGACGATATACTTGTATATTAAATGCTCTAGGAGTTGTTTGATTCTCATCATCTGTTGCAGTAACAGTAAAATTTGTTGTTGTAGTGCTTGTAGGTGCAGTTGGAGTTCCAGTAATTTGTCCATTACTAGCACCTAAACTTAGTCCAGCTGGTAAAGCTCCAGTTGTAATAGAATATCCAATTGCACCGCCATCTGGTTCAGAAGCAACAATAGTAATTGTACTTATTGCTTGGGATGGTAGTAATGTCGATCCTAGTTGTCCAGCACTAGTTGTCCAAGATGGAATGCCATTAAAAGAAATGCCATTAGTGGATGTAGCAGTAAGTCCATTAGGATTTGTTATTGCAACATCGTAATCTCCAGCTGTTTTAACAGGAGTTACAAATGTAATTGTAGTTGTATTTGTAAAGGAAACAGAAGCAGCAGCTGTTCCACCAACTGTTACTGTTAACCCACTTTTAAAATTAGAACCAGTTATTGTTATTGTATCTCCACCAGCTGGATCTGCAGCAGTGATTGCACCAGCATATGCAACAGAAGTAATAACAGGAGGACTATCAATAGCAGCCCAATTACTGGTATTCGTGTTGTACTGTTCCAGTGTTCCTAATGTGGTATTAAATCTCAAATATCCAGCAGCAGGACTGCTTGGACGTTGTGCAGTTGTACCGTGTGGAACTCTAACAAACTGTCCATCAAAATCTAAATCGTGGGCAAGTTTTTGAGATGTGATACCGTCATCAGCGATGGATGATAGTTTAAATTTTGTTAATGGCATATCATTCTTTTCCTTTTAACATCTTCTGTAGTTCTGCTGTACTTCCTACGAACAATGCATTGGTTACATTTTTAGGTGCAGAGTTTGGTACTTCTTTTAGTTTCTTCATCTTACCCTGTAAGTCCCCAAGTTTCTCAGTCACTTCTGCGACCTGTTTAATTAAGTTCCCAGCAACCTCATAGGTTCTAGGATGTTCTGATTCTCTTGCAAGGTCTAGGATACCGTCAATTGCATCTTGTCCTCTTTCAATCAGATTATAAAAGTTTTCTCTCTGATATTTATAATCATTATCTACATCTTCTTCATTCATTTTTGTTTCGGGAACAAGTACAGGTTTAGGTGGAGATACAACTCTCATTGCATTC